GATTGTTGGTGTTTGTGCAATTTGTGACTTGCTTTTATCCCCTCCAGGTACAGGAGGTAGTGATGCTAAGGCTCTAATCTCATTCTCAGTCATAGTCTCAAGTACTTTAGTAGCTACCAATGGAGATAGACTATTAAGTGCATCATTAGTCTTAGAGGTATCTCCCTCAAGTTCTACTATAGCCTCATTAATTATCTGATAGTTATTGATAGTAAAATCTGCATCAATCTTAGCTATAAAAAGTAGCTCATTAAAGATATCAGATACCATATCTCTCAATGGCATTACTACATTCTTCTCAAATATGATGTAAGCCTGCTTAATATCTGAGCCATTACCTAGTGATCCTGTAGTACGAATACCCATAAGTATAGGATCAATGGTGTGAGAGAAGCAAATCTGCTCAGTATTCAGCTGTGATGCCTCTTGAAATAGTTTATCATTACCATTGGTAGGTAGTGACTCTATCTTAGGCAGTTGGTCCTGACTATTAGCAAAGAATGCCACAGCTTTACCTGCATTAGCAGCACCTTTCAATCTATCAATGGTATTTCTTATCATGTTCTTCTCCTCCTCAGACTGAGGTCTCTTAGGGAACATCATAGCAAAGGATGGAAATACTGAATTTTGGATATTACTTTTAGCAAAGTAGCTAAGTTCACCTGATAAAAATGCAAAGTTTAGAGCTGAGGTGTACTGAGGTAATGGATAATAATCCTGCCCAATACATTCCACTTCATATACAAATAGTTGCTCATAGTCTCTAGAGGTAGGTGAGTATCTTCTAATCTCCTGTACTCCAATCCTACTAGCCCAATCATCACAGATATAGTATCTCTTACGGTCTAAGTTTACTCTAAGTTTCTCAGGTGATAGATTGACTATCTTAGTGAGTTTCATCTTATCATCAAAGCATAACTTGAAATATATTCTATTATGCAGTATTAGTTGCTGAGTTACTGCAGGTACTATCTTTTTTATGTTTAATTTTCTCTCTAGTGTGTATAGCTCTAGCTTATCCTGTGGAGTAAGTCTATCAGCTACTATATTAAATCCACCACCTACAGCTGCATTAACTTTATAACCCACTATTGACCCATGCAGTGGACTAGAATAGAAAATTTGATTAATCAGTTCAGGGAATAGGTTATCCTGCCCAAAAAAAATGACTCCATTAGTCTGAGTCCTACCATTAACATAGGGTAGAGTTAAATTAGCACCTCCTACTTTAAGGAATGGAGTAGAAAATGACTGATATCCCTCTACTATTTCATGCTTTACTGTTTTAAAAAAATCTTTTAATGCCATAATTACTCATAAATTGATGATACTATCGGTCCACTTACTACCATCCTGCCCTCTTCAATCACTACTCCTGTAGAGTTAGCAATAGTTGGAGGTGTGATAGTTGACTCATAGATACTATATGTATACTGTCCTTTGACTAGTTCCAAATCTACAGGCTCATCTAACTCAAACTGATTAAATCGTTCAGGATAAGTTGATAGATCAGCAGTGTAGAATGTAATAGGTGCGGAAAGTTTGTCCATTTCATTCTGAAAAACAAATAAATAATAAGGATTCGGCAGTGTACTTACCTCAGTTAGGGTAAGGATAATCTGATTGACCTCATCTTTCTTTATGTATATCATATAACTATATTATACTAAGGTCAAAAAATGTTTAAAAAAAAAGCTCTACAATATGCAGAGCTTTAATTATTAGGGTGTTAAGGTTATGCTTGAGAAGGTAATGGGAAATCTGTTGCGTTACCTGTAATCTCAGTACTAAGTACTTCATAAGCTAGATGATCTGACTCAGCTAATAGTGTGATAGAATATTTAGATCCATCAGCACGAGCTGTACCTGATCCCTCACCTGTAGCAGTAAGTTGTACATTCTCAAAGTACCAATACTTGTCATTTGCATCCTGAATGAATACTGCTAAGTACTGCTGTCCTGATCCAAGTACACTGATAGCTTCTGACTTATCTTTGTCTCTACGATTAAACATTAGAGTAATAGTCTGAGTAACTACTGTAGATCCACTCAATAAATCTTGAGCAGTCTCTTCTGTAAAATTACCTGTATTTCTATTGATTGCATAGACATTAGCAGGATCTGTAAGAACTAATGATGTTATCTCCCAATCAGGAGTAGCAGTAGTAACATTCTCTTGTTGGCAAATCCATACTGTTCTTATTCCTCCTGTATTATTATCACAGGTTTTTGCGATTGATTGTAATGCTTCACAGCTCATGATATATGTTTTAAGTAAAGGGAGCTCATCACTCCCTTAGATTTATAAATTAGTTAATTAAGATGCAGAGTTGTAGAATACAATCTCATTACCATTAACATGCGTAAATCCTACTTTCATATTTGCACGAGTTCTGATTACAGGCTCAGCAACAGTATCAGCTAAGTTAATGGCTCTCAGTGCTTTACCATCACCTTCAGCATCAAAAGCATAGATAAAATTGAGTCGAGGTGAAGCTACGATCTTAGAAAGACTTAACATTCCCGGACATAATACCATCTTTATTCCAAGATAAGTAAAGTCTAGAGCTTGAGTTAAGTTAGCTTGTGTATTTGATGCAGCAACAGCAGCACGATAAGCAGTAGCTACAGGAGAAGATACATAGAATCTTAGCTCCTCTTGATTAGCAATTACAGCAGGAGGGATAGCAGCATAAACTAAAGCTAATTTCTCAAGTACATTTGCAGGAGTAATAGCTGGAGGTGTAGCTCCACCTACTTCAATTACATTAGCTGAATCAGCAACTAATCCTTTGATATATCCATCACATAAAGCTAAAGCAGCAGTACCTGAACCAGTATCACCTGACCAACGCAATTTTTCAATGTTCTCAGCGATTGTCTTAGACATCTCATTCCAATAGTAATCCATAAAAGATGCTACAGAGAAATCTCCGTTTGATCCTTTAGTCATTTGTAATGATACAAAAGACTGCTCTAATTGGAATTGGCAAATCTCAGCCATTGCAGATAATCCACATACATCAATCTCTACAGATGCAAGTTCATCAGTTGAAGAGTTCCATCCACAGTTCTCAGCTTGTAAAACTTGACCAAATACTACATTTGAGATTTTAGTCTTATACTTTACTCCTGGTAGTGTACGATAGTTGTCTACTACTTCCTCATTCAAATAAGCTCGGCTATAAAATGCCTCACTGTTAGCTTGTAATAATGCACTAGCATCAATGTCCAAGTCAAATTTTAATTTTCTACTCATTTTTTTTGTTTTTTATTTATTAGTTATTATTTAAAAATTTACTTACCATACTGAACTTATCATGCTGTGATAGTTTAGTAGCTTCTACTTCCACTACTTCCTCACCTTCAGACATTACTTCCTCCATATGATTTCTTAAATCAGCTATCATTGCTATTAAAGCATTGATTTGCTCATCAATTACAGGTTGTACTATAGCCAGGATAGCTTCAGCATCAGCAGCAGGATCAATAGCCATCTCTTCTGTGGCAGGTGTCTCCTCTATTACTTCCTCTTCTACTACTGTCTCTAGTGCAATCTCTTCTGTCATTGCTTCTTCTTCAACAACAGGTGCATCTTTAATCTCAGTAACTTCTCCATCAACAACGATGTAGATCTTACCCTCGATTAGATGTTCTCCATCAGGTAACTTCATATTATATTTATTATTTATTTGATTACTTAGTTTTAAGCCTAAGAATCCCTCAATAGAGAAACCTATCTGCTCATTTGCTACTAGCTCATTATAGTAATCTTTATCAGTTACCTGAGCTGTTACCATTAATGTGCCTTTAGGTACTTCAATACCATAGCTTGAGTAGGCTTTATCTTTCTTAGGATCTTCTACTATCCATGCCTCAAGTACATAAGCTGGTACAGTCTGATCAGTATCATGCTCTAGGTTAAAGACATTACGATTAGATAAGTCTTTCATGAATTTGGAATGTATGTTTTCTATGGTCTCAACTGAGAACTGTACATAATATTCATCACCATCCTCATCATTCCTATATATCTCCATAGGAATCATTGCTGGAGCTACCACTCTATACTTCAAGTCATCTGAGAAAAACAATTTCTTGTGTTCATCAAATGCCATCCCTTTAGTAACAATAGCAGGAGTAGATGTGAAAGCTATCTGCTCAATCCCTAACTCTTCGCCATCTGAATACTCAGGCTCTATAGTAATTTTATAGATTGGTATGTCTTTAGTCATAACTATATTATATTTTTTTTATATTTGTTCAAAAATTAAAACTATGATAGAATTATTTGGCAAAGAAATCCCATCTAAGATGGATGAATTAACACTAGAGCAGTTCCAAAAGATATCTGCTATCCATAATAATGAAGAGTATGATACCCTTGAGAAACATTGTAAAGTCTTTGAGTATCTAGGTATAACTGAGGAGGAGATGGATGTAGACTTTGACCTGTTCTTAGCTAATGTTAAAGAGTTTAATAATAACAACTATGATAAGAAAGATCCTATTGAAGAGATAGAGATAGATGGATATACTTATAGAGCTGAGATGAAGCTCTCAGTAAAAGATAGTAGGATTGTTGAAAAGATAGTTAAGAAAGATAATAAAGAATATATATCAGACATCATGGCTCTAATGTTCAAACGAACTGACCTATCCAATACTGAGCATTATGATCCTGCACACCTTAAGCATAAAGCTAAACTATTTAGTAAGCTCAAAGCAGATATCTCTATCCCTTACCTTACCTTTGTAACTTATAAAATTACTAACCATGCAGAATCTCAAGCTCCCAAAGAATTGGAATCAGATATCAGTGGAGCAGTTCCTGGAGATCAGGAGACTGAGCAGTGAGGATGGAATGTTCAATTATCAGATTGATGTACTTTCTGCTTTAACAGATAGTGATATCTCTGAATTTGAGGAGCTAGATATAGATGAGCTAAGTGAATTGACTAAGCAGATTAAATGGGTGCAGTCAGAGCCATCTAAGAGGTATAAAAATAAGATAGATAATTATGTACTCAAGCCATTTAGTAAGCTATCACTAGGTGAGTTTATAGACTTAGAGCATTATTTCTCTAATAACTACCTAGACCACTTCTGCCATATCTTAGCATTACTCTACAGGAGAACATCTAAGAACATCTATGGTGATGATATTATTGAGCCTTATGAGTATAGCCCTAGAGATAGATTAGATTGGTATTTAGACTATCCTATTACTGATGTTTATGGATTGATACCTGAGTATCTAAAGTATAGAGAGAATTTTACTAATACTTACACTAATTTATTAGTAGATGTAGTGACTGATGATGAGGTGCTAGAGGATGCTGATGAGATAAAGGAGCAGAAGAGAGAACAGGAGAAGCAGAAATTTGCATGGGAGTCTACAATCATGGCTCTATGTAATGATGACCTAAGCAAGTTCAATAGCATCTTAGATATGTCAGTAGTGTTAGTCTTTAATATCTTAGGAATGAAAAAGACTTTAGACTAGTAATCTAGCTCTCCATAAAACTCTCCGAATAAAGGCTCAAATGAGAATAATATATCTCCTCCTCTATCTAGTATGTTAGCTATTTCTAAGATAGGATATTTAGTAGTAAGATATTCAGTATATCCTCCCCAAATCTCTGCATAGATTCCATCAGCATCTAATGCTGCATCAAATTGCCTAAGTAGATTATATGCTCCTATAGTTTGTGTACCATTATTTAGAAAGCCAAAATAATAAGCAGCTACAATTTGTATCCTTAAATTAAAGCTATCACTAATCTCTGCATTGATTCGTACTGAATCTACTAGAGTACCTGTGTCTACTAAGAAATTAGCTTTAAGTACTTTTCTAAGTACATTAGCCATTTTTCTACGCATTGGATATTTTATATTGTAAGGCATATAACTATATTATATCAATCAGCTATTTTGTTTATATTGCAAGTATTTCTAAAGTCACTTCCCCATTAGGGCAAAAAGTATTATATACATGATAAGGCATCTCTAATCTTAGCCTGTTATCTCCATTGTCAAAGTATGTACCGTATTGAGTAAAGTCAGAGCCATCACCATTAGTGTTGCACATATTAACAAATGCACCCATTTCACCTGCAAATCCTCCTGTTTGAACATCCCATTGTACTCCATTACAAAAGAAAGCTATACTATTTTGCACAGGCTCATTACTAAAATCTATCACTTGACTATAAGCTGTATATATTTTTTTAGGGATAGGGCAGTTGGTCCATGATGGAATCACTACTGAAAGATTCATCTGCCACCCTGCAGCATAGTCTAGCAAGTCATTGTTTAATGGTATAAATGTAGGCTGTCCATCTATATCAAAGTCATAGTCATCACTAAATGTAAACTCTAGGTATAGATCCTGGAGTATCTGCTGAGTATCACTTAGAATAGTAGTGATGTTAGCTCTATCCATCTGTATGATATCAAAGCAATATAGCTCTATATTAAAGATAGATACATTCTCATAGGGAGTGACTCCTGTAGGTACTACATAGACTAGTGGATACTTCTCATCGGCAGTAGCAAAGTTTACCATCTGCTCCTTAAAATCTGAGCCTACCTTTTTTACTTGTGCATGATTGTCATAGAAAGCAGTTATCTTATCTACTATGGATTGATAGCTTATCATAATACTGAATTATTTTGTATGTTATTAATGTGATTCTGTGATGCTGTTATCTCAGTCTCAGATACTATAGCTGTTACTGTTATGTTATTAGAGCCACCTCCTGCATTCACTTGACTACCTGTGTTAGCACTACCAAATAGACTAGGACCTGATGCTGGAGCTACTGCTGTAGTGGATGCTAAGCTAGAATCAGGTGAGTCAGGAGTAGAGCCACCTCCACTAAAAGATGTAGATGATATTTTACCTATTGCCATTGCAGATGTTATAGCAGCTCCTGCCATTGCAGCAACCATTGCAAATCCTCCATCAAATTTAGGATACTGAGCTAAGATAGATACTTGAGCTTGAGCAGCATTAATAAAGGCAGCAGCTAATTGTGCTTTCTTATTTTGTTCAAATTGTTTTTTAAGCAGTACCTCTTCCTCTTTACTACCTTTCTTTACTTTTTTTAATTGAGCTGTGATATTAGTATCCTGCATAAAGGCTATAGCATCTCCTACAGTCTGAGCTAATTTAAATCCTGCATCAATGTTTTTCATTTTATCAGCAAAGGCTTTATCATCTATAGCTTTCTGCTTATCTGCTTCAGTTTTCTTTAATGCTGTTGTGTCCTCCTCATATTTTTTCTTTAGATTAAATAAAGCTAGTTCATTATCTGCAAATTTAATTTTATCAGCTTCATACTTATCATACAATTTCTGCTCTTCAGTATCAGTCAATGCAGCAAGTTCAGCATTATAAGCATCTATCTTAGCTATATTAGCTGCATGAGATGCTGTCATAGCAGCTGCAGTTTTAGCATCATCTTCTACTTTTTTAGCAGCAGCTTCATCTGCATACTTTTTATTAATAGCTTTTGTCTGAATCTCCTGAGCTTCTACTAATGCAGTGGTATCATTCTTATGTTTAGTAGCTTCAGCTATCTTTATTTTATAGGCAGCAGCCAAATCATCTAGCTCTACCTGTTGAGCAGTCTTTTTAGAATCAGATACTAACTTAGCAGCTGCAGCAATATCAGCCTCTGATGCTTTATCTGCTGCTATTCTTTTGTCTCTTGCTATCTTAGCTTTATCACTAGCCTCTTTCTCTTTTTTATCAGCATCATCAGCCTCTTTTTTATCAGCAGTATTTTTAGCTACAACTTTATCACTATAGCCTTGCTTTATTATCTCATTTTCTTTAGCTACTTGCTTCTTTAAATCTTCTATTTTTTTAGCATCAGCTTTATCACCTAATGCTTTCTGAGCATCTAGTGCCTCCTTAGCAGATTGTTTTCTTTTATTAGCCTCTTTTATTTTAGTATTGCTTAACTCCTCCTCTAGCTTAGTAGTATCTTCACCTGCTGCCTTAGCCTCAGCAATCTCTCTACCCAAATCTCCTGTAACTCTAGCAGTTCTTTCCTCAGATGACTTAGTTACTTTCTCATTAGCAGCTAAAGTTTTCTCTGCATTCTCTTCTGCTGCATATGCTGTAAGTCCTAACCAATCAGTCATCTGTTTGAATCCATCAATCAGTGCATTAATGGGTGCCATTAGTGCCTTGATTACATCATCTAATACTCCAAATGATTTTAGTACTAAAACTATAGCAGCAACAATAGCAGCTATAATAATAGGGATGTAGAATATAGGATTGATTAATATCTGAGCTCCTAGTTTTAGGAATGCTTTACCTAATGTCCCTGCAGTTTGAGTCATACCTTTCAATGACTTACTGATATCATCTTTACTCAATCCACCCAATGCCTTAGCAAAAGTCTTAGACTTCTCTGCGGCCTCTTCAAAGTCCAATGACATCAATGAGTCTTTAATCCCTCCTAGTCCATTGCTTACCTGTTCAAACTTAGAGCCTGTAGCAAATACAGCCACTGCCTCATTAGCATCCTTAATCTTATCAGATAGCTCACCTGCTTTCTGTGCAAGTGCAGTCATTTGTGCAGGATCAGTAGCACTGGCTATAGCTCCTTTTAATTCTCTTAACTCAGCTTTCATCTGAGCTATGCCTTGTATCTTAAGTGGTATAGTTACTTCATTCATATACTCTGATTTCTATTGTGTTGTTATTAAGATGTCCATCATGTTTAGCTGCAGTAGGGCTGTGTAGGTTGGTAGTAATAATATTAATATCACTAGCCGTTGTGCTTATTACTACAATACCATCAGCTAGTGCATTACTAATTGTAGCATAAGTCTTATTAGCAGTGAATGCACCTGATAGTGTTCCACTATATTCTCCTGTAGTTTTCCTACTCCATATTATTGGTCCTATTGTATTCTCTAGCTCTATGACTGTAGGTGCATTAGTAGATGTCTGAGTAATCAATGCTATGTATCTCTCATAGTTGCGTAGCATATCATTCGCAGCTCTACCATTTATAGTGTTAGTCACTGTAAGATTAGTAGTAGCTATGCCATCATTCTCTATACTTAGACCATCTCCCACTACTAAGGCTCTAAGTCCATCACCTACCACATTACCTGAGCCTATGATAATAGAGTCATTGTTATTAGTAGTGACATTAGTAGTACTTCTATAGGTCTCCATTATAGATTGAATCTGAGTACCATTACCTGGACCTACAGGAGTAGTAGTGCCACCGGCAAAGCTAGGTAAATCTATCTCAGTCTCTAAGCTAATCAGCTCTACTTTGGTAGGCACTGAGTCATTGGCATTATAATCTATAATCTTATTAATACTCCACCATGAATTATCAATCCTTATCTTATCATTCAGCTCCATGTATTGGATGTCAGTCTCTCTAAGATAAAAGTATGCAGTCAATAGCTTACCTCCATTTATCTGTGCTACTGTTCTTCTCCAATATGAATTGTATAGATTGTTATTAGTGTTCTGAGCTACCTGATAATAGTAGTACTGACATTCTGCAAAGTTAATATCAAAGATAGGATTCAAGGGATCAGCTCCTCCAAAGTGTGAGAGGTATGGATAGAGTCCATTTGTATTAGTTGTATCATCATACCCATGATGTATCACTACATCACTAGCAGTTACCTGTCCATTATCATATAAGATTCTTATATTAGTCTTAGGTGCTGCACCATTTAGTAATGGTAGGAATGCACCGAATGTTGTGGGCTGTACAGGTGTAGGTGAAAAGATAAGTTCTTTAACATCTATGCCTTTGACATACTCATTCTCAAATGTTACCTCTACCTGTCCATAGATTTCTCTAGTGACATCAGTATAAACTTTATTAGGTGAGTCAGTATCTGCCTTGTAGCTGAGTCTTAGCTTCTTATTGTTAAGCTCAGGGATAAAGATTATAGACTGCTCTTTGTCTTTCATTAGTAGGTTGGTCCAATCTACTGCCTTACCTGAATCATAATACTCATCTCTATTAATAAGGATTAGATTATTCTCATTATTAGGATTAGCAGTAGCATAAAGATTGTACATCATAAATACACTCTTAATGAAATCTGATTGCTTAATCTTCTCAGGTACAAAGTTATTCATGGTAGTGATACCACTGCTCAATGGGATGTTATCAGATGGTCTGATAGTTAGGTCTATGGATGTAAGGTCTAGGATAATGCTAGGAGCTGAGCCACTAAAATTACCTGCTGAATTTTGCCAATAAGCTAGACCTGGATCACCACTAGCAAAATTTATAGTACCATTTGCGTTAAGTGTTTTAATATCTACACCTGCTTGTACTATCTGTATTTCAGATATATCTATTCCTACTATACCATCAGTAGTAGCATTGAAAGTAAATACCTCAGTAAAGGTATAAGTACTGCTAAGGCTATTAGCAGGGAATGGGCTACCTGATGGATAATCAACAATTAAACCACTAGAAGATTGACAAATAGTATTTACATGAGTTCCTACTTTTACTGCAAAAAATGGCACATAAGCTCTTTTATTGCCTAAGCCTGTGACATATAAATTTGATGCACTTACATTTTCTATCTGTACAGTACCTGTTATAGTTGCAGTATATACATAAGATTCAGCTGAGCCAATGCCTACCCATTGAGGAGTAGTGTATTCTCCTGTGCTAGTATTAAATAAATTACTAGGATCTGATATCTCAGTCCATCCTGTATTAATAGAGGTATTAAATGCTTGCTGTAATGGACTTGCAAATGTTTTAGTAAAATCAAATACTCCATCTGCCACCACCTTAGCATCACTCCAATCCACTACATTCTGATCACCATTGTATGGAATCAGTAGCTTATCAAAGTTCGCAGCTTCTAGTCCTTCCCAATCATAAGAGTAACCTGATAGTGCAAAGATTCTATCAAAGTAAGTCTTAGCATAGATAGCAGGTTTAAACCAATTAAACTGATACTGATCATCTATGTTGAATGGCATCACATACTTATAGCCATTATTCACTGTATGATCAAAGCTATTGATTACCTCTGCAGGATCTACATAGTGATCTAAGTCTGAGAAATCTATATCAGTCAAATACTTATTAGAGATGTCAGTAAAGAATGTACCTCTATCCTCTTTCACTAGTACCTCATACTCCACCATCTGCTCATAAGCTCCGGTAACTTGTGACTTCTTAATATTAATGAGCTGAAGAGTTGCATTTGTCATTACAGGGATACCATCCTGAATAACATCACAGCTAGTGAGCTGATTAATATTAAAAGTGCCAGCTTGAATGTTTACATCATAGTAGTGATTGAGCAAGTTATTATTGTTGCTATTGCCTAGTAGAGTAATGGTCTTACTAAAGTTACCTGTTCTCTTAGATATATCTCTGATATCCCCTACACTAAAGTTCAAAGGGAATGATGTACCCTCTTTGACATCTAGATAGCCACCTGTTTCTAAATTTACACCTAAAGATTGCAGAGTACTTACACAGCATTCATATGCCTCAAAAGTACCGCCATCATTTAATACTCTATTTTTAAATGCAGTAACTGTATCATTTACTAAAGAGGTACTTTTTAGCTGTATCCTAACCATTGATAGGGTCTTGTTGTGCTAACCTAATAGTCACTGATTGCTTAATAAGATTCTTGTTTCTTTGTCTAAAGACTTCAAAGTTAGTAGCCTCAACTACACAGGCACAATAATAATTATCTGTATAGTAATAGACTTGAGGGGATGTGAGTAGCTCTTGAAATCTTTTGCCATCATTCTCATTCATCCAATTAGTATTAAGATCAAAGGTCTTAGTGACATTAGTATTATAAGTTCTGAATCCTGTTTGTAATGGGACACCTACCCATTCACCACTTACTACCTGCCCATCTATATGCTGATTATACTGCTCTCTTGTTACCTGACCTTTCTCATAAGTCTTAAGCTGAAACGCAAAAGATTGCCATGATCCCATCCTATCTAAGTAGATAAGTTGATCATCATTAATGGTACATCTATTGTCATAAGTAAACAGATAATCCTCAGAAATAAATCCTAATGAATTACTTATTTGAACATAATAATCTTCAGTCACTAAAGCTGTAGGACCTACTGAAAATGTATGTATGCCATCAGCTGGTACATTTACTAAATAATCATCTATGAAGGTATTACTCATGTCGTAATAAGCCACAGTATATATATCTTGATAAGCTCTAAGATTCAGATAAAAAAATGAACCTAGAAATGTAGATGCAGGTACATTATAAACTAAAGAGGTTAATAGATTGCCATCAACAGATACACCATAAAAATCATTATAAGGGAATGGTGTATTATCACTGCTATTTATAAAGTTATTGTAAGCTCCATTAAATACCTCTCGGTCTACTATAGCCTCATCATCTAATACTATTGTCTTTCTTAAATCAGCATAGGTAACAGTACCATTTATAGTGACATCAGTTACATCAGCATATAGAGCATTAATAGTAAAGTCATTAGCAGTAGCAGATAGTACCGTATGCAATCCCTCTACTCCAGGATTAGCTACTCCCAAATCATCCTGAGTAATACTAATCTGATCACCTTGCACAAAGCCATGAGCTGTGAATGATATCTGAACATTGCCACCATTATCTGCTAGTGATGTCCCATAGTTTATGTTATCTATATACTCATAGCCTAAGTCTATATCATACTGATACCATGAGTTGGTAGCTTGTGCTGAATCTAATCCAAATGCAGATGTATCAAATCCTACCTTTGACTGCATGAGCTTACTGATATCCTGCTCTCCATAACCTGTGCCGAATACAGGTAAGGTCTTATATTGAGCAACTACATTAGCAGGGATGTGAGAACCTGTAGCAGGATAGATGGTGAAGATATATCTAAAGCCAGGCTCATTCTTATCAGCATTATCTATGATATACTTTATAGGATTGTAAGCAGGCATGAATACCTGAGGTTGTGCTATAATAGTAGTTGCCATTTTTTCTTAATTATGTCCTAAAAAACCATGTTTAGGATTGTTTACTTCTATTGAGTTACTTCCAAAGTCTATATCTTGCTCACACATCACATCGTAATGGTAGCCACTTGCATAGATAGGAGCAGTAAGCTCGTTACCTTCTTCATCATAAGTAGCATCAGTAGTGATAATCTTACCAAGTTCAACTACTGCATGGATACCTGTAGCATATGTTAGACCTTCTTCAGTCACTACATAAACGCCCTTTGCTTTAAGGTTTTTTTCAGCAGCTGCTTTAGTTGTGTATTTGAGTTTGTAAATGTTCATATTATGGGGTTGTTAAAGATATACATTGGTCATTATCTAATGCAGTTTGATAAAGTTGAAATGAATTAATAGTATCATTTAATTGTTCTGAATTACCATTACTCATTCCTAATTTAATATTATCAATAGCAGCACCAAAAGTAAAAGTAGGAGTTTCGGTAAAAGATAGAGCTCCATTTATATATAATTTTATACTTCCACTAATATATCTATAAGCTATTTTATAATTCCCATTTGCTAAAACTGCACTTGATTGGCTTGTTATTCCTGAAGAAGTAGTTGCAGTTAAAATAATACGAATAGCTCCACCTGATAATCTTCTTATAGCAATACTATTAGTATTTGCTGTATTATTAATAACTAAAATATATTTATCTACTCCTACATTGGTAAAATTCAAATCCATAAATATAGTCCCTTCTGTCTGCCCTATCAAACTACTTACACCTGTCTTGCTAATCACATCAGCATTCCGAGTTATTTCAGCTATTGTTGTTGGAATGTAGGATGTGGAGTTTGCAGCAAGTTCTAATTGAAATCCCCATACAGTTCTAACTGAACCAATACCTGTATTTGTGGTTGTGCCGTTTGTTGAAATTGTACCATAGTACAAATATGATAATGAAGTATTTGAGCCATTATCAGTTGTTGTTGCTGATATTCTCCAATAAGTACCATAATCTTCAACTTTTGTAGTACCTGTCAAAATGCTATCAGATGATATTACTGCAGTACCTGTAACAGCATTGACAATCACTCTAAGTGTTTTAGTAGTTACTCCTGTAAAAACATAAGCAAATCCACCAAAATTAGTCTCACTTGTTTCTTTTTTTACAAAGACTGAAGTTGTTACTGTTGAATTTGCAGTAACAGCAATAATTTGAGATATTGTTTTAAAACTTATCAATGCATCAGATGATTGTATTCCATCAGCAGTTGTAGTTCCATCAGGAGCAAGTGCTATGTTTGTAGTTATTGTTGGAACAGCTATTGATTTTGCCCAAAGTGCAGAAGATATATCTTGTGATTGAAATAATTTATTAGTCCTTGCAGGCTCAACCAATATACTTGGACAGCCACCACCTGTATAGTCTAAACGTGGGACATTGATAGCCACACTCTCAATTATCCCTGCACTATTTACCCTTGTAGCTGTTGTTGCTCTTACAACAGTCATATCACCTAAGCCACTGGTAGGCTTAATGCTGTACAGCTTTCCCGTTGTTACTCCGCCTTTATAACCGTTTGGCGTTAGTACTAAACTCGCATCATCAAATAAACTCATATCTTAAAAATTAATAGATTGTAATAAACAACTGAAAGCCTCGAATGTACCACCATCAGCTGTAACTCTAGCTTGAAATGCACCTGCTATGTTTGTGATATCTTCCCATGCTTCCATCCAATTTGCATTGATAGTAGTTGTACCTCCTAATGCAAGTACTATATCCTTGAGATAGTCAGTAGATGTAGCAGGATCACCTCCTACTGCAGTTAGTATATCTTTCATCAAATCAGTAGAGGTAGCTAAGTTCACTCCATAGAATTGAGCTATCCCACTAAGGTAGCCACCATTGACAATACCTACTCCCAGATTATCTGCTATTTCTTTTAATGTATCACTCATAACTATATTATATTAAGATAGGTTTTTGTTTAGAACGCATAGTATGAGTCATCGGTATAATACTCCTGTCTGATGTAAGTGGTAGCATATCGGATAGCATCCATAGCATCATCATATAATTTAACAGGTTCATCCATGATCTGATCACCTATCTTCTTCCACTTATAATTCTCATACTCTTTCATTATCTGCTTATCCTCCTGACAAAATACTCCGAAGGTCTTGATGTTATCTATGCCTTTCTTCACTACCTTGTTAGCATTATGCACATCATACCCTGCAGTATTCATCTCTGCAATTATCTCAGGTCTTGAGTAGTCAGCCATGATCTCTATGTGCTTATCCACATTCAAGGCATCCATTCTCTCTATCAGCTGAGTAGTGGTGAGGTAGCTCTCATAGATAATCTTTTCAATGAAGATATCATTGTCACAGTAGTATACTCTCACTAGAGCTGTAGGGTGGTTATATCCAAAGTCTAAGCCCATTACATACTTTACAAACTTAACAGGTCTGTGAGCTATGAAAGTCCAATTAGAGTAGATGTTACTCTTACTGATAGCTTTCTCCCCTAGAGCATAGATCTGATACATTGCCTCATCAGTTCTCTTCAAGTCCTCTATCTGCTTCTTGATGCTATCAGGTAGGAATGGATTATCCCTGTAGGTAGATTTGATTAGGATGCTCTCCTCAGTTGGTAGGTCATAGAGCCAGGATGATGACTCAGAGGGATTGTAGTCAAATATTAGCTTATCCTCAGTTCTCATGTTCAACTGAGTAAAGTCATCATAGAATAACTCATTAGCCTCATTACACCATGCCACATCCCTCTTCCTACCCCTTATCTTCTGCTCATCATCTACACTAAAGAACTCCACTATAGATCCATTAGGGAATGAGTAGATATGTTCTGACTTGTTATGATTGCTTACCTCATAGATGTCCATGCTCTTCATGATCTCTAGAAAGTCCCTCATGACTGTAGCTCTCAGTGCAGGGAATGTCTTACGAATGATTGAGACTACCTTATTCTTATTCTGATAGCAGTAGACTATTAGCATCTGACAAAGAGAATAGGTCTTAGAGCTTCTACTGCCTCCCTCATTGATAATGAATCTCAGTGCAGGATCTGTGAGAGCTGCATAGTTCTTTTGGAATATAACGGTACTATCTATCTCCATTGGCATAAGCATAAGCATAGGCTAGCATCTCCATCTGCCTAGCATTACTGATAATCGCTAACCTGTTTATCTTTACAGCTACCCCTTTCTTAGAATAGATGTAAGCCTCAACAGCTTGGCACATTATTTCAATCCTTTCCACTAGTGATGATGTTCACCTTAATCTCAGAGATGTCCTTACCATTGGTAGTGATGTCTGATTTCTCAGTTAGGTTGTTTAGTCTCTGAGTGATGGATGGATTGTATTGACCAACCATGCCACCATTAATTTGGTCTTGGCGGATCTCTTTTCTTATATGCGTACAGACAACCTTATAATCTGAATATCTATCTCCAGCATTATCAAAATAGTTATGAATATCACCATACTCTTTGAAAGCCCATACCTCAAAACCATCTAATGTCAAAGGTACTTCTAAAGGTATAGCTACTATCTCTCCTGTCTTATTAGATAAGCTGTAAGAATGTCTAGGATTGTCTTTAACTTTCTTTTTATATATACCCCAAATCTCCATCATTTGCTCAGGGGATTCTAATGTTCTCGGTCTACCTGCCATTATCCTTGTCTTGTATAAGTTTTCTTATAATTCTTACTTGATTTCAGCTTAGAGCTCTTACTCTTAGCATGAACACCTGGT